TATTAGATACGGCTGGGGGTTTAGCAGCGTTAAATAAAAGAACACAAGATGGGAAAACTTCATCTGTTGCCGTCACTTGGATGGGTAAAACTGCTGATGAAGTTACTGATGAGTAAGAAAGGTTTTGCATGTTGTTAGCACAAAGTGATTTGACTATTGTCATAAGTTGGGGTGCTGTAATATCTTTTTTGGGTTTGATTTTAGGTTACATAGGTTCAATTGGTATTTTGTATTGGAAGTTTTTTGGTCATACAAATAATTCTGACGTTCATATAAATAAGCATGTTCATATAGTAGAAAAGGGGACATGTGATATAATATCAGAATCAATAAAAAGTTCATTAGACCGTGTGGAAAAGGCGACTGAAAAAGTATCCGAAAAAATGGAAGAGAATACAAAATTGTTGCTTGAGTTTGTTGCAAAATAAAAAATAATGAGTATCATAACTAAAATGTTGAAACAGAACGCCATATACTGGCCCTTAGCTGGGGCTGACAGCGGTGGCGTTGATGTAGATGCGTATGGACAACCAATAGCGTCCGACCCCGTTACAATCGCTTGTAGATGGGTTGATAAGGCTATACAGTATGTAGATGCGGTTGGTGAAACTCGCATAAGCCATTCTGTCGTATATGTTGAAAGCGATGTGGTATTAGGTGGGTTTTTAATGCTTGGTGAATTAGATGATGTGACAGACGAAGACACCCCATTAAATAATGTTAATGCTTGGGAAATACAAAGATTTGATAAAACACCCAATTTAAAGAACACTGAATTTTTGAGGGTAGTTTACTTATGATAGTTTCAAAAGTAACAGGTATGGGAAAGATTTTACGCAACATTAAGAAAAGCGATGCAATGTTAATGCGTCGATTGTCTGTTGGTTTGAAAAAAGGTGGTTTACATTTACAGCGTGAAAGCCAAAAGATAGTCCCTGTTGATTTAGGCCCATTAAAAGCTAGTGCTTTTACCCGTTCAATTGGTACAAAAAAGAAACCTCATGTTATAGTTGGTTATACGGCTGGTTATGCTACACCCGTACACGAAAATTTAGATGCTAAACATGGTGCCGCTTTCAATGCGGCATATAGTGAGAAAATAGGTTTTAAATCAAGAGGACCGAATCAACAAGCGAAGTTTTTAGAAGCTCCGGCAAGGCAGCATAGAAAAACAATATTAACTATGATTTATCATACTGTGAAAATTGGTATGGGTACAAAGAATTTTAGGTAAAAAATATTATGAATATTGAAGTAAGTGGAATATCATCAAGTGCTGGTCTTGAACAAATACAGACAAAGGTCCCCGATCAATTGGTCTGGCAGGATCGCAAAGCTCCATATAATAAATTACCTCGACTGCCCCTGGCTCTTGTAAGTACGTATGCGGATGCGGTTTATGTGTTAAGGTCTTCTCTTACGGTGAATAGATGGACCCCATATAATTATCAAGTAATGGGTGATGTGGACACAGAGATTCGGGGTTTTTTAGTAGAGCAGGCATCTACGGGTTATTTATTCTGCGTCTGTGGGTCAGTTGGTGACGACTGTGATTTATATCGTTCGGTTGATCTTGGAATTACATGGGTAAAAGTACAGGATTTAAGTGTTGACCGCGATAACTTAATGCGAAGCTTTTGTGATCTCGGAGCAAAAGGGTTGCTTTATGCAAGTTATACAAACAACGGCGACGCTAAGACAATCTACAAGAGTATAGATGACGGGGCTAGTTGGACAGCAATATTAACTGTTGCTGGTGACATAGATGACCCTGTCAGGCATTTTCATGGGATTAAATACGACTCAACTAATGATCTACTTTTCATAATGACCGGCGACGATGCTGACCAGAATACAATCCTGGTCTGTCGCACTGATGGCGAGATTGATGATTTTTTACTTGGTCAGGCTGGCAGTACGACTGATTGGGCAGAAGTCTGGGGGTTAAAAGAAAATAGAGCTGGCATGGACGAGGATTACATCCTCAACAACGATATAGTTGGAGGTGTGCCAACTACTCAGCGGTTCCGAACGGTTGACATATACACAGAAACATATGACGGTGTTTTGTATGCCTTCTGGGGCGTTGATTCTAATATGGATAAAACATATGCCTGCACAATTCAACGGGCTAATTTGGATACCTTCCTCGCTGATGGCACTAAAAACATGCTTACGCTAGGGGATATAGCAGGAGAGGGTTTTTATATCGGTGATAATGATGGAGTACCGATATTCTCAGAGCGTTCAATAGATTCAGCCGCTAAGGGTTATGATGGTTATGTTCACTGGTGGACATTAACACCTGACCGTACAGGAATATATCCTGTTATTCAGTGGCTTTATAATACTGACTCAGCGTCATTAGGCTACGCCTTCCCGCTTGGTGACTGTTCTTGGTTGGATGCACACGTTGGCTATGGCGGGTCAATCTTGCCCACAGAAGCTAATTACTCTATTATCGGTAATGTTAAGCCTGTCACTCAAGCTTTGATACTTGCTCCGCCAGCGGGTACGACTGTGTATAGTCCAGGGTTTAATCTGATTGCAAACTCAACCTTTGAAGATACTACTGGTTGGACAACTTATAATCTGGATGTGGCTGTCGAAACTCTTGACGGCGACGGAGAAAAAGTCATTACAGATATTACACAACATTCTTCTGCACCGGTAGTTACTAGTGCTGGACATGGTTATCTCGACTGGGACAAAGTTACCATTACTGATGTTGTTGGGGATATGGGAGCTGTGTTAAATGGGAATACTTATGTAGTATCTAATGCAACTACCGACACTTATGAATTATTGACCACTGATACTGATGGTGAAGCTTATACGAGTGGTGGTGTTGGAACAGTTGCTGTTATTGTAGAACTGGCTAGGACTAGTTCTCTGAGAGTTACTGCCAATGCCGCACATGGAGTTGCCTATTATGTATTCACAGAATCTGAACGAGAGGAACTCCAAGGTAGTGCTTTTACTTTTTCAGCAAGAATTTTCATACCGGACACTGTAAATGATCCCCAAGACATAAGGATATATATTGATGCTACAATAGATGGAACAAACCGGAAAATCTATTCATCTTTTACTTATGCAGATGGAGATGATGATTGGCATGATATTGTGATAACTTGTAACTATACGGGGAAAATAACACTGTTTAGAATGGCCTTTACTCCATCATATGATGCCCTTGCTGCAAATCATAGTCCAATTTATCTATCTCATCCCGTACTTGTTCAAGGTAACGTAATGGGCGGTGTCGGTAGCATCAATCCTGGAGTATTTTCAAGATAAGAAAGATAAACAATGAGTAATGAAATACATTTAGATGGCGATACTGGTGATACATACGATGGCTACATTTTCAATGTGGCAGGACAAGTAGCTGTTACTGCCGGGACTAGTTTTGAGAATTGGGTTGCGGCAGATACTTACGATATAACATTAACGGAGGTGGGTGTTAGTGGCCACTTCGTAGGGGATTTTCCTTCTAATATAGCTGCCGGTGTGTATGGAATAGGTGCTCGCAAAAGGGCAGGAACAAACCCAGCAAATTCAGATGAAAAAGTTGGTCCTGCTACTGATTTTGATTGGGATGGAACAAATGAGATAAGTAGAAGTGTAATTGATGCTGTAGTAGATGCAATAAAATTAAAAACTGATTACTTACCAAGTGTAACAGCAGGTGTGGCAACTGGTTTAATGCTTACTAATCATATTACTGCTGATAGTGGTGTTGTTGAATCAAATATAACAGAGTTTTTGGGAACAGTTATGGCCGAAGGTAGTGGTGAGACAGGGCAGATTGCTGATTCCTTTGAAGCATTTTTTAATATTTCTGGTTCTGTTGGCACAGCACACACAGTATCTCAAATTTATACGGGTTTGTTGGCTCAAGCATTGGCTATTTCCACAGTAGGTAGTAATGTTGGTGATGTTAAAACGGTAACTGGGGCTATTCCAGATAGTGGGGCTATGACAAGTATCGCACAGGCTTCGGCAGTAAGTAGTTTAAATGATTTTGATTATGAAAATGAAGATGTTAATTTAGCGGCAACCGGTTTGGATAATATATCGGCGGCTGAAGTGAGCGGCGTTGCTACAACATTCCCTCAAAAAGTAGTTCAATTATGGCAAAGATTTTTTCATAAATCAACATCTACTTCAGACGCAATAAAAACATATAAAGCAGATAGCACTACTGTCAATACAACACAAACAGCAGAGTATGATGGTACAACTAAATCAGCTGGGAAGGCAAGTTAATGGTAGCTACATGGATACCAGATTTAAATGAGGTGTTAGACCTTGCCCCGCCGTTTGGTTTATATGCCGAGCCGGAGATTTCGCCCGGTACAATAGACTATTCACCGGCGTATATTTTAGCTTGGTATATGATAAACGAATTAGAAATAATGTCACTACCATCGGCAAGTTCTGATTGGCCTTTATTTATAAACGCATTGCCGGATAAAAGTACTATTAAGGATAGTGCTGGTGCAATTTATGATACTTCAGGAACGTTAGATGGAAGGGTGCTTAGTACTGGTGAAGTGGTTGAGCATTATGGACTACAAGTTAAAATAAGATCAAGAGACTATCAAACAGGATGGCAAAAAATTAGAGATATAGCTGCCAGTTTTTCAACGGTACAAAATATAGTTGTTAATATTGGTGATGATGATTATAGGGTGTGGAATATTTCGAGAACATCACCTGTAGTTAATTTAGGCATAGATGAGAGAAAGCGTTTTCAGTTTACAGTTAATTTTTTAACTACAATGAGTGAAGTATAAAATCTAATTTGAAAGGATAATCTGATGAGTAGAATTGATGATGGACACGGGACGACTATAACTTTTGGCGACCAGCCTTCGGGTACAGGGCCGGGCATTACGTTTTGGGAAAAATCTATAACCCCGCCCGGTATGGATGCAGGTGGTGCCAATGATATTACCACATTAAGAAATGACACATATCGTACATTTGCACCGAAGCAGTTGATCACGATGACTGAGTGTAGCGCTTCAGTAAGTTACGATGCTGATTTTTATGATGAAATTGTAGCGATGATAAGTGAAAATCAACTTATCACAATCACGTTTCCTGATACATCCACTATGGCGTTTTATGGTTGGCTTGATAAGTTTATTCCGGGTGAAATTTCTGAAGGTGAGCAACCTACGGCAGATATTACAATTGTGCCTAGTAACATTCACTCTTCTACAGGAGACGTAACTGGGCCTGATTATACAGCACCATCATAATAATATTGTTTTTGAGCGGTAGTTAGTTACTTATTTTTTGGAAAGGAAATAATAACAATGGAAGATTTAGTATTTAGTACAAATAGGCAAGAAGTGCCGATAGTGATTGATGAAAAGAAGTACATCTTGCGTGAATTGACAAGTGAAGATAAAGACAAGTATCTCACATCAATGGGTGGCAAAATGTTATTTAATAAAGAAGGTGATGTAACCAGTATTACCGATTATACAGACCTTCATGCCAATTTAGTAGCTTTAACTTTGTTTGATGAAAATGGTGTTCTTGTTTCATTAGACGCAATTCATAAATATCCATCCAGAATGGTTACTGCCTTGTATGAAAAAGCCCAAGAAATAAGTGGTTTGGGTAAAGAGGCAAAAGAGAAAGCAAAAAAAGATTAACAGGTGAGACGCTGGTGTGGTTCCGTATCGCGTCTCATCTTCATAAATCGGTAGTAGAAGCAAAAAGAGTAATAAGCCCTACGGAATTTAATATGTGGTGGGCTTATTTAGAAAAGGAAGTTAATTTCTTTCATAGAGAAGATTATTTTTTTGCTAAGTTAATGGCTACAATGGTTCAGTGCATGACAACAAAGTCAAGCAATGTTAAGATAGAAGATTTTTTGATAAAATTTACTTCTGCTGAAGAAGAAATGAAAGTACAACAAAAGCAACAAGAAGAAAAAGCAAAGAAATCGAAACAATTCTGGCTTGGCAAGCTGGGTATAAAAGTAAAAGGTTAGTGTTATGGTTGGTTTAGATTTAGGCAATTTGTTAGTTCATTTGAAGGCGGACAATTCCCAATTCAAGCGGATAATGAAAAGTTCAGTAGCAACTATCAAACGAGCCACTAAATTGACTGCTGCTGCCACTGCTGCCTATTCTATTGCTTCTGTTAAAGCGTTTGCAAGTTTTGATGATGCTATGGTAAAGTCTTTAGCGATTATGGGTGATGTGTCAGATGGCATGAAAGAGGATATGCGTTCGTTGGCTTTGCAACTTTCAACTGAATCGGTAACATCAGCAAAAGAGCTAGGCAAGGCATATTTTTACTTAGCTTCTGCCGGTTTAGACGCTTCTCAAGCTATGGCTTCATTAGCCACGGTCGATCAATTTGCTGTTGCTGGTACTTTTGATATGGCATTGGCCACAGATTTATTAACAGATGCTCAAAGTGCTTTAGGATTGACGGTTAAAAATACCGCACAGAATATAAAAAATATGACTAGAATTGGTGATGTTCTTGTCGGTGCCAATACAATGGCAAATGCCACCGTACAACAATTTTCAGAATCTTTGACAAATGAAGCAGGCCCGGCAATGAAACATTTTAAAATAGAACTTGAAGAGGGTGTTGCTGTTTTAGCGGCATATGCTGACCAAGGTATTAAAGGTGCGAAAGCTAGTACGATGTTTGGTAGAATGTTACGTTTATTAGATAAAGGTTTTAGAGAAAATAAAAAAGAATGGGATGACTTTGAAATATCTATTTATGATACTTTAGGTGAATTAAAACCATTGAATGTTATTATAGATGATTTGACAGGTTTACTAGGTAATTTATCAACAGAGGAGAAGGGTGTTGTCTTAGATATGTTAGGTTTTAAGGCAAGGACACAGCAGACTATTTTACCGTTATTGGGTTTGGGTGATGCTGTAAAAGATTATCATGATAGATTGAAAGCTGCGGGTGGTTTAATGAAGGATGTGGCTGAAAAGAATATGAAATCTTTCTCGGCCCAAATGAAAATACTTTGGAATAATATTGTTGGTGTAAGTATAGCTGTTGGTAGTAGATTTGCTCCCGGTATAAAACGCATGTCCGATTTGTTTATTAAAAATAGGAGGGTGATAGAATATTGGGCTACATATTTTGCCGATAGAATTGCTTTTGTTGGTGATGTTGTATTTGGTTTTTTAGAGTGGATGACCATAGATTTTAAAGAGGGCTTTGCCGGTTCAATGAAAGCAGTGCTGGCTATATTAAAAGCCACAGCAATGTCTGCATTGGATTTGAGTATTCGAATGGGCAAAGGTATTTTAATTGGTATTAAAGAAGGTTTGTTTGGAGGCAAAGCTAGTAAAGAGGTAAGGGATGAAGCCTTGCGAATGTATAAGGATATTCATGGGGCATTTCCAAAAAAGGTACAGGTGAAAAGTGGGTTTTCGTTTTCGGGCGGTGGTGGATTATCTACATATGATGCGTACACAGATAAAACATTGGCAGAACTTAAAATACTCCAAGACGAAATAAAAAGTCGAAAAATAGCGACCAGTGTCTTCGAAGGTTATGGCAAGGCGGTAGATAATAATTTTAAACACACTCTCGCAGAATTAACCAAGACAAGTGTAAAGTCTGCAAACATAATTGGTAATGCAACACAAAAATTAGTGTATAAGGACACTATCAGAGAATGGGATAAAATAATAGATGGTGTAAAAGAAAAGGTATCTACACTTGCCCCACTTTGGGATGCAATTAAAACTTCTACTCTTGGTATTTTAGGTATTACCAAAGAATTAACAAATGAAACATTAAAATATCAGGGTGTTATACGAGATGTTGAAAAACCTGTGAAGGGGGATGAAGAGGTATCAAAATATTTTGAAGGGTACATGAAAGAAGCGACTTTGTGGAAGGAACGCATACAAGAAGTGGGGGTTAGTGCGTTTGAAGGTATTGGTGATGCCATAACTACTATGGCATTAACGGGCAAAGCCCATTTCAAAGAATTTGCTGCATCTGTTATTGGTGATGTCACTGCAATGATAATTAAGATGTTGATGGCAAAGGCTATAATGCAAGCAATAGGGATGATAGGAACATCATCGACGGCGGGTGTCGATCAGTCAGCAAACCCCACGGCATATACAGGTGTACATCAAGTGCACGATGGACATATGGGGCAAAGGCGAAATGTACCTTCATTTTTGTTTGGTGGTGCTCCAAGATTGCATAACGGTTTGGCCGGTGATGAGTTCCCGGCTATTTTACAAAAGGGTGAAACAGTTATTCCCAGAGGTGGTGGAATGGCTTCTCCCGCACCTTCAATTATTATAAATAATAACACAGATAAAAAAATGAAAAAAGATGGAGAGCCCAAATTTGATGGCAAACGATGGGTTGTTGGTATTGTTGCTGATAACATAGCAAGGCAAGGGGCATTGCATAGTTCTATATTGGGAGTGAAAAAATAATCATATGGATTTTCCAACATTATCACGGGGTATTGATTTAAACAGTTTTACAGAAGAGCCGGCAGTTGATCCAACATTACGTTCAGAATCAGAAAACGGAAAAGTCATTTCAAGGGCAAGATTTACAAGAATACCCTTGAAATGGGGTTTTGGGTATAGGTATTTATTGGCGGCAGATAAAACGTTGTTGGATGCTTTACAGACAACAGTGAATGTGGGTGCTGCCTCATTTAATTGGACGCATCCTATCACAAGTACTATTTATGAAGTTCGTTTATTGGCACCAATTACATATACAGTTGAGGCAACAAAACATTCAGAATATTCGGCAATGTTGGAGATTGGAGAAGTATGAGTTTACCTCCCCATATAACATTAGAAAAAAATAGAGTTGCGAGTGCTGGTGCTTGGTTGCTGTTAATTGATTTAACTTTGGTTGATCCAGCGAATAGCGAAAACACAGAAGTCTTCTATTTTGTTCGTAATAACGAAGACATAGTTTTTGATGGAAATATATACACAGCATTTCCAATTGAAATAGATACGATAGAAAAAAATTCACAAGGAGAATTGCCCTCCGTCAGTTTGCGAGTTAGTAATGTGACAAGGGCCCTTCAGCCATATATTGAAAATTATGATGGTGGTAATGGTTCAACAGTAAAATTAACAGTGGTTCACTCAAGTCATTTAACTGAAAATTATTCAGAATTGGAAATGGATTTAACTATTAAGTCTTGTTCTTCTGATAATAATTGGGTGGTTTTTGCATTGGGTGGGCTTAATCCTTTGGTTAAAAAATTCCCTATTCATAGATACATAGCCGGTCATTGTAATTGGAAGCCGGGTTCTGTTGAATGTGGTTTATCTATAACTGAGTGTGATAGGACCGAAACGGCATGTGGATTAAATAACAATACACACAGGTTTGGCGGATATCCGGGATTAAAAAGTGGCGGTATAAAAATTGCATATTAGTAAATACATTGGAAAACCTTATGAAAAAGGAGGCAGAGGACCAAATAGTTTTGATTGTTATGGTTTGGCCTCTACTTTGTATGAAAAGTTTAATGGCATTGCATTGCCTGAATTATTTACGCCCGACAATGCGGAAATGTGCTGGCAGGTTTTTGTAGAACAATCCAAAA